TCTATCTAAAAAATGTTTATAATAAGGTTTATCTACATACATAAAAGCTAAATAAAAACTTAACATAGTATCAATTGTGGCTATTCTAATTTTTTTACCATTAATTTTAATAGTATTATAACTATGACACGCTAATGGTTTATATACATATGCTATTATATTTGAGTCAACTGATATTTCATAATGTTCTGAAACAATTTCACCAACAGATGGTTTTTTTAAAACTTCAACGTCTTTAAATCCCTCTTTTTTTAATTGTTTTGTAATTTGTAAAGACGTTTTATCTAAATCATTTGATAATACTTCAAAATCAGCGATTTCTTCTAATTTTTTAGCAATATGTTTTGGCATATATTTAGAATATAAAGAAACAGCATATCCACCAAAAAAAACTACTTTTTCATTTTCAAGTATTTTTTTTACAATATCACATATTTTTTCTTGTTTAGTTTTATGGGTTGTATGTTTATTTAAATCTATTTCATCACAATTTAAATCTGTTATAGAATAATATTTATTTAACAAATTTAAACGTTTTAATACTTTTTCCCATCTACTAGTATCTCCCATCGGTCGAGATAATTCTAAATACATTGACATTCTTAAATAATTCGGGGGAGTATATAAAATACCATCTACTTTTATTGAATCTTTTTTTATTGAATTAAATATTTCTAATGGTAATAAAGTTATATCAGCTATTGGAATAAAATTCACAAAAACTTTATATGTTCCATGATGAACTCCAGATTTTGCTTCCACATTTGTGAATTTATGTTTATAATAAATATCTGCTAATTCTTTAGCATCTTCTAAGGGTGAAGTTGAAAAAAAATCATAATCGGGAATTTCTATTTCTTTATTATAAAATTGTGCTTTTGCTGGTAAAATATTATTAATCGCAGTTCCTCCATAACATATTAATTCTTTATCTTTAAGAAATTCTTCAATTATATTAATCATTTTTTTTATATCATCTGATTCTAATTTGTTTTTTCCAGTTTTTATAGTTGCTTTATCTACTGTCATTCGCAAAATAGCTAATTCACATTCCTCAAATTTTAAATTTTTACATACATTATTTTCCATATATATATGTATAATATTTATAATATTCATTTAATAAAATTCAAATGAATATTATAATATAATATAATATAAAGTTATTTTATTCATTATTATTATCCATTTAATGGCAAAATCACTTTTAAATTTCGATTCTCATCAATTCTTAAATTCTCGTCAATTAACTATAATACAAAAAAATATTGCTAAAAAACGTATTTTAAATGATATTAATATGATTGATACTAATTTATATTCAATTTCTGTAGATGTAGATCATAATAATTTAACTTTAATTATATTTACACATAAAATAAACAAACAAAAATATTCAATTATTCTTAATATAAATTATCCATTTCAACCACCTATTGTTAAAATAAATGATAGATTATATAAGGATTTTTTAATTATTCATAGTATTCCAACTTTAAACCAGTTATCATTACATTATAATATAGATTGCTTATGTTGTAGATCAATAACGTGTTTAAATAATTGGACTCCAATTATGAATATAAATCATATTATTTCAGAAATTGAAACTTATAAAAATTATCGTATTAATATTATATATAGACTATTATCTTCTAAAATTAAAAATAAGTATTTAATTAATGATATTAATTTAGAAAGCTGGTTTTAAATTAAATAATATAATACCAGCACCAGTAATACCACAACCTGTTGCACCACCAGGTGGTTAATCCATTTTCAAATTTAAATAACTATGGATTAGTACCTGGTTATGGAGCACCTGCTTCAGCAGGTTTAATTTAATTTTATAACAATTTTAATAATTAAAATTATAATAATCAGTTGATGAATTTCTTGTAGCATATGAATATTGCGGATTTTGAGGAATAGGAATAGGAATAGTAACCGGTTCATATCGTAAATTAATAGGTTTTAAACAAAAAGCATAACTACATGTATCAAAAAATAAAGTATTTTCTTCTAAATAATTATTAACAGATTGATAACACATTGCTATCATTTGACAACCATATACTCTACATAATAAACTACTAGGATTTTGTGGATTAACTGTATTATCAGGTAATACAATAGTCATATTTTTTTTATTATACTCGGTTAATTCTTGTACATCTGGATTATTTTTAATATCATAATAAGTATATTTTCTCACAAATGCAGAATTACTCGTTATATTTATATATTCTAACAAATCTTCATTTTGTAAAAATGAATTATTTGTTTTATCCACAATTAAAATAATTTTATTTTTAAATGAAAGTAAAGGAAGAGCTCCTAAATTAATACCAGAATTTTCATAACTATATTCTTTACCAAGCATAATAGAATCATATGATTTAAATATATTGGCTAAATTAGTATACATAGTTTGATTAGTACTTTGAATTCTTAAATGAATAATTAATGGATCAGTTGGATTCGGACACGTTCCTCCTGAAAATGCATAATTACTAATTACACTCATTACACTAGAAAAAGTAACTGAATTAAATGTCTCTTTAACATAATAATCATCTACAGTACTTGTTGCAACAACAGGATTATTATCTATTGAATATATTTCAAAATCTACACATCTAACTCCTTGTTTTAATATCGCTTTTAAATTACAAATATTTACATAATCATTTTTATAATTACCTCCACTACATGCATTATAAGCGGTTTTAATATAATAATCATATAAATTACCACTACAATCAGGATCATTTGCAGATATCGATTTTATATTTCCATCAACACTAGAATATATCGTATTCATATAATTACATTCAGTATTTTCCAATCTAGCTAAATATATTGTATATATTATAAATATGATAATAACAATAAATATAAATGCCAAAATTATATAACTTTGAAAATTTTGACTTAAATTTTGTAATTTACTTAAAAATTTACTCGAATTTAAAGAAGTTGTTGTTTTTATATTATTTGTAAATGACTTGATATTATCTGAAATTGAATTTTGCATACTTTAATATAATATACTATTAATTATTAATAATATTATTAATAATATTAATAATATTATTAATAATATTATTAGTCAATTAATAATTAAAAAATACATATAATATATATTAATTATGGCTGGAGGCTTAATGCAACTTGTTTCTCAAGGACAACAAAATATTATTTTAAATGGTAATCCTCAGAAAACATTTTGGAAATCTACTTATAAAAAATATACCAATTTCGGCAAACAAAACTTTCGTATTGATTATGATGGAACACCTTCATTAAGTTTAACTACTGAATCTACTTTTAATTTTAAAATTAAACGTTATGCTGATTTATTAATGGATACTTATATTTCAATTACTTTACCTAACATTTGGAGTCCTATTATGCCACCACAAGAAGTAATTAATCCTGATGGAACTATAACTTATACTGATTGGGCTCCTTATGATTTTCAATGGATTGAAAATATCGGTGCACAAATTATTAGTCGAATCACTATTAATTGTGGAAATCAAAAATTACAAGAATATTCAGGTCAATATATTTTAGCTTCATCACAGAGAGATTTTACTACACAAAAATTAAATTTATTTAATGAAATGATTGGAAATATTACTGAATTAAATGATCCTGCTAATTTCGGTTCTAGAGTTAATACATATCCTAATGCTTATTATACTTCTAGTCCAGCAGGTGCACAACCTTCTATTATGGGTAGAACCTTATATATTCCACTTGGTGCATGGTTTAATTCAGTTACAACACAAGCTTTCCCATTAGTCTCACTACAATATAATGAACTTCAAATTAGTGTCACTTTTAGACCTGTTAATGAATGGTTTACTATTAGAGATGTTATGGATTATACTAATAATTTTCCTATAATTGCACCTAACTTTAATCAATTTTATATGCAATTTTATCGATTTCTACAAACTCCTCCTGATCAAATATTAAATTCTATTTCTTATGTAGATACCAGAACTTTATGGAACGCAGATATTAATTTAAATTGCACTTATTGTTTTCTCTCTAATGATGAATCTGAACTTTTTGCAAAAAATGAACAAAAATATTTATTTAAACAAGTTTATGAAAAACCATATTATAATATTACTGGACAAAATAAAATCGATTTAGATTCACTTGGAATGGTCATTAGTTGGATGTTTTATTTTCAAAGAAGTGATGTCAATTTACGTAATCAATGGTCTAATTATACTAATTGGCCTTATAATTATATGCCTCAAGATATTACACCTGCGTCTACTAGTGGTGATGTTACTAATCCGGATTCAAATACTTCTTATCCATTACTCGGTCCTGGATTAAATACTGATGGAACTTTAAGTGGACTTTATATTACCGGAGTATATAATCCTCAAAATATACAATATATTTTAGTTGCTCTTGGTATTCTTCTTGATGGACAATATAGAGAAAATTTATTACCTGCTGGAGTTTATAATTTTGTTGAAAAATATGTCAGAACAGCTGGATTTGCACCTCTAGGGTTATATTGTTATAATTTTTGTCTTGATACGAATTCTCAAATTATTCAACCTTCTGGAGCTATGAATATGAGCAGATTTACTAATATTCAATTCGAATTTACTACCATCTCTCCACCTGTAGATCCATACGCACAAGTATTAACTATTTGTGATCCTAATACTGGCGATATTATTGGAATTAATAAACCAACATGGAGAATTTATGATTATAATTATAATATGTATTTAATTGAAGAGAGAACAAATATGGTGATATTTGTTGGTGGTAATGCTGGTTTATTATATGCTACTTAATTGTTGTTTTCTTCTCTCTTAATATT